ACCTATAAATCGACCATCTTTGTCGAAGTGCGGAATTGTGATTTGGTCTCCTCCTGGATAATAACCAATTCTTGCTTGGTCAAGTGCGGCTTGGGTAATACCCTCCCGCAACCAGGGACCTATCTTCACAGAGTAGTTGAAGCGTTCCAATATATCATTTTCATATTCTTTTAAGACGACCGTGTTGGTTTTCACAACAACATCTTGAATACGCTCGTAGTTAGCAAGGTATTTCCAATCGTCTAATGCTTCATCTTCTGGACGGTCTTCATGGTCGCCAGAAAATCCAAATCGTTGGGCAATCCACCTAACTGCGTCATTTAGGTCGAACTCTTTATCCCATTGGATTTTAGCGACCTTAGTAGTTAGTTCGAAAATATCAAAGTAGCTATCACAACCTGTATAACAACGAAACAACCCAGTATTTTCATAGTAATATAATTTTCTACTTCCTTCACCGGGAGGGTTGTGGCAGATGGTAGTGGAGGTAAACCCGAACACTTCACGTCCAGGGTCTCCACCCCATTCCTGCAACAAATCGTATATATTTTCGTCTGTTAGAGCTTCTCTGATTTTCGTTTTGTCAAATACTAACATTAATTAATATCAACAAGAACCTTGACGCAGAATCCTTTCAAACCGCACTCGCGGTTTACATAATCACACAGAATCTCCTGTGCGGGCTTGGGCAACTTACCGCTCTTAGTCTTGGCGTCATTGAGAATCTGCTCAGCCATGACCTTGCCCATCTTGTACTCGAAAGTGCCGGCGCAAACATCAGGAGCGGGAATGGTGTCACGCTTCTTGTTAAAAGCTCCGTCCAAACGAGGTGTATTGTTATTGGGCTTGCGGTTATTGTTTCTCTTGCCGTTATTATTCTTCTTTACAAACTCTGCCATATCATTAATCTCCTTTTTATCAATAATTCCAAAATCGGAATCGTGTAACAAATTTAATTTACTTCTTGAGCCACGCTCAATCTTCGCACTCGAAAGCTGACTCTTCATCGATTCTAATACGAACATCATCAATACTCACCATTTCATAATCATATGTGGTGCAGAACATTGGTTTAATTCGGCAAACACCCAAATCAGCCTTACACCACAAAATTACACCCTTGTATCGTCCTCGTCTATTTTTATAAATAGACATCTTAATTGTAGGTCTTTCAAAAATATTAGAGGACAATATATTTTCCAGAGATACCAAATCATCATCTTTTACAGACAACAAAATAGAACCATAGTCAATCTTATCCGCAATGGCTTTCGCACCACGCAGTAAGTTCTGGTCGGGAGTTTTACTATCTTGGTAATCACCGTTCAACTGGGTTGCTGACATAATAAACACACCATACTGATTACAAATGTCTTTTAAACGAGTTGACAGCATGAATAGAATATTATCTTCTCTCAACTTAACGCCACCAGAACGCTTTGTGATTTCTTCCAAGATTTTCAAACTTGTATGAATATAATCGTGGAACACATATTTTACATCATGTTCACGAATATTCTTTTTGATTTTATTTTCAACATCCTGTAGAGAGAAGTCAGGCAACTCTTCTACATAAATAGGACTTTCTTTTAATAACTTTGCCGCTTGAAGAATTCGTTCCTCTTCGCCTTCGCCATATTCGCCATTAAGAATATGTTCCTCGTTAACGTTAGATAAGAACGCAAGCATCATAGTTTGAATTTCTTCAAGTTCCTGCTCTGTTGTGATGAATAAAACTGGCTCGGCAGGGCCACTACCAATCCATCCAAAAGTTTCATCGTAAATCTTATTACAACCAATATAGCAGCAGTCCGCAATCATTGAACGAGTTTTACCGATACCGGTTGCCGCAGAACGAAGATAGAATTTCTTCAATCTTGCGCCACGAGTAACTGTATTAATAAGCGGGCCATATAGAGGTACACCGACTTCTGGATGCTCTTTGAATTTTTCAATCAAATCAAAAATTCCATCACCGGCTTGCTGTGCTTCTCCAAAAGCGTCATCAACATATTGAAGTCGAATATCATCAATCTTTTTATCAACTTTATCAGCAATTTCTTCCAAAGTTGAATTATCTAATTGGTCCTCTTGGAGTTGCTTTTTCTTTGTATCTAAAATATTATCTGCGTCATAAATATCGGTAACATCAATTCCGCAGTTATCAAATGCACGAAGTAAAGAGAATTTCTTTAATCGTCCATAATAGTAATCAAATGCTGATGGCATTGCGTTTTCTGAAATCTTCAGTAACCACTCTTCGCCCTTGCCTTGCTTATATACCGCAGCACTCTTGGGTCTTGACGATAAGAAATCGGAGATACTCTCCAATGTGATTTTATTCGCACCCAATTCATGGATTTTATAAATCGCACCAAAAACAGTTTTATGGAAAGGGTCTGCGAAATCTTCATCGACAATTGAATATCTATCAGTCGCTTCCAGAAGCTGAGGGGTATTAAACACGCAGCCAATTACCTGCATAATCGCAGTTGTATCTACATACTTACTGCCCATTATTTACTCCTCCTCGTCTAAAAATGTGAATAACGGACGCTTTTTAACTTTTCTCTGCGGCCTGGGGATAACAATCTCCTTGACCTTTGGAGTATATTGTTCGACTTCAACATCTTTATTTTTCTGCTTGGCAAGCCATAAATTATAATAGTAGTTATAAGCATTTTCATACACATAAGGTACAATACCAATACCACCATTTGCTTTTGACTTGTCTCCGCCTTTTATTTCATAATGATATACTAATGCTTTGCGAATGCCCGAATATGTATAATTGAATTCCTCAACATACTTTTTAATCTGCGCTCTAACTCTTGGGTCAATGTAAGTTGTATTAAATAATTCTTTAATATAATCTTCCAACTGTTCCTTATCAGTTTTTTCACGCTTCTCTTCAAGCTCTTGACAAGCCTTATGAACATATTTATTATTTCCAATCATAACGCAATCTGCGTCTTTCTTGGACATTGGTTTTTGACAATATGCACACTTAACATTATCAAGTGGGTCAATGATTTCTTTCTTTACATAGTTTGGGTCTTTCTCTGCTTCACGAAGCATACAGGCGGCGTGTGCATAGCGACGCGCACCGATTAACGCATATTCTTCCTTATCTCTGTCAAACTTCTATTTACAATAAGGACAGAGAACCATATGTGCCATACCTTATGCTCCTTTCTTACATTTCTTATAATATATTATACCATAAAAAATAAAAAAAATCAAGTCGGAGCGGAACGCCCCGACCTGATACAAATTCTTACATTAGGTCAGACTTAATGTCAGCAACAATCAAGCTAACGAATTCAGCCTGCTCAGGAGTGGTGTCTCCTACCTTCTTGCCCTTGCCAAGATATCTCTCAACAATAGCAGTAATCTTGGGGCCGTTGGTAGTACCCTTACTCATTAGCTGACCGACCAAGTCCTGGAATTCAGCCATCAGAGCATCGTAATCATAAGTTACCGCAGTAGGAGCAACAATGCGCTCGCTAGTTACGAACTGACCAGCAGTTTCAGCGGCTTCCTTGTCAATAGCTTCATTCAAAGCATTAACAAGATTCTTGTAGCTCATAACAATTTCAGTAGGCATATACTTGAAACGGCAGCCGCACTCAATAGTACCAGAAGCATCACGCAGAGTCAGAACAGACATCTCACCTGCGGCCTTCTGATGAGCATAACCGTAAATATCAGCCATACCAGCGATAACAGTCTTGGTGGAGTTGCTTAGAGTAGGACGAATCTTCAAAGTCTTAGTACCATCGGGATTATCAATGGATTCGGGCTTATCGTGTCCAATGAAGAATACTGCATAACCCAACTGAGTCAAGCCACGGAATACTTCATTAAACTCTTCCTTGAACTTAGTCCAACCTTTACCGTAGCCAAGGTCACCTAAGTCCTCAATGCCATTCTGATTGCAGATATACTTCTTACAACGGTCGGCAGCGATGTCAATAGTGTCAATAATAACACAGCGATACATCTCCTGAACACGAGGGTCCTTCAACTGACGGTACAGCTGCTTCATTTCGGCCCAGGAAGTAACATCCTGTGCCATAACACCAGGCAATGCGTGATAACCAGGTTCGAAAGCAACTAGAAGGGCCTTATCCATCTGTACGGCAAGAGTAGTCTTGCCGCACTTAGGAGCGCCGTAAATATATGTGATGTAACCACTTAGGTCACGAGAAACTTTATGAGGCTGTAGAGCCAATAAATCAATTGCCATGTTTATGTCCTCCTCAGTTTAAAT